CGGCGGCCGTCAGAGCCGTCTCACGCGCGGTCAGGCGGGCGTCCAGGACGACTCCGGCCACAAGTTCGCGGGCGTCATGCTGGACACCGGTGACAGCCACGAGAAGCCCGTCCACACGGCCGGACTCCACCACCCGCCGCAGAGCCGGGCGCGGGTCGAAGTCGGAGCGGTGCGCGTCCGACAGCAGCAGCACCGGAAGCGACACCGCCGCAGCCGCACCGACACCCGGCGAGATCGCGGCGGCGGCCGTCAGATCGGCGAAGAACGCGAGAAGGAGATCCATCACGCGCCGCCCATCTCGGGCAGGTCGTGGCCCACGCGGTAGTCGTGGTGCACGGACGCGTAGTGCTCGCCCTCCGGCTCACGCAGCGACGCCACCGGGGCAAACGTCGCCGTCATCCGATCCGGGCCCGGCGCCGTGTTGTGACCGTGCTGCGCCTCAGCAATCAGACGCCACGTGCTGCACGCCCGCTCAACCTCAGCCAGCCGCGTCACCGCGTCCACGTTCGTCGTCGCCGCGTCCGCCAACTCGTCGAGGAACTCGGCCAAGTCCTCGTCGTCCATCAACGCCGCCCACGGCAGAGCCGACGCGTACGAGCTGCCGGACTGCTCCTTCGCCCGCAGAGCCTGCACCGCGTCGTCGAGCGCCTCGTTCGTCGAGTGCCGCTCCGCCTCCAACTCGGCAACCCGAGCCCGCAGCCGCGACCGGTCACGCCGCACAGCCTGCAACGCCAACCGCAACCGGGCGTACGCCCGAACCTCCTCCCAAAAGGCGAGGTGCACACCGGCCAGCTCTTCCTCGACCACGTCGAGGGTCCGCTCACCACCCACCGGCATCGGGAACGCACCAGCACGAGCCACCGCCAACTGCAACCGGCGCGCCTTCATCCGCGCCAGAATCTGCTCCTGCGACGGCCGCTCCCACGCGTGCCAGCCGACCGCATCCGCGTACTGACGCCCGTGCCCACGCCGAGCGATACCGCACCACGTGCACGCCGACGGCTCCACGATCAGGCTGTTCATGCGGCCTTCACCGCCTCGGACACCTCGCACGGAACCCAGCCCGACACCGGCACCGGCACCGTCACCAACACCCGGCACCCCGTGTAGCCCTCGTCCGCGCCGGCGTTCGTGGCGAGCGTCCACACCGCCACCCCGAAGCCCGTGTCGGACCTGGTGACCGTGCCGCCCTTCGCGAAAAACCACGCCGCGAGAACATCGATACGAGCCGACGTCACACGCACCGCGTCCGGGTCGACCGTGAACTCCGCGGCCGGCAGGCCGAGGATGTTGACGGTGACCTCGTAGTCCACCTCGTTCTGGCTGATCGCCGCGCGGTTGCGGTGGAAGTCCTCCATCGCGGTGGCGCGGATGCTTTCGGTAACCTGAGTCAAGGCGAACGCCTCGCTTTCTGTGATGAGTGGGGTTGTCGCCGAGTCGAGGGCCGCGCTTCTGGGGAGTTGGGCGGCCCTTCGGCGTGAAGGGAGTCAGGCAGCGTCAGCCGCCGGGTCCGCCGGCCGCTCCACGCGGCTGGCGGCGAACAGCGCCCGCAAGGCCATGACCTGCTCGGGGCTCCACGGGGGTGCGGCGGCGACGCTGTCGCGGACGCGCTTGGCGTTGTCGGGGCCGAAAGTGGCCTCTGCGTCGGCGAGTGAGAACGGCTCGCTCATGCCGCGCTCAGCTCGGTCAGCCGGGCTGTGGCGGGCTCCAGTCGCTCGACCGGGATGCACAGCACCAGCAGTTCGACGCCGATGACGTCGCAGATCGCGGCGGCTGTGCTTGCCTGGACGTTCTCGCGGACGCCGTTGAGGAGGTTGCTGATCGTGCCGTGAGCGATGCCGGCTCGCGCGGTGAGTTCGCGGCCCTTGACGGCGGCGCCGGTCTTGGTGCGCCTCATCAGGCGTTCGAGGAGTTCGATGTCTACCTCGAAGAGTGGCTCTTGGGCGGGTTGGGCGGGGATGGATGTGGTCACTCGTCCACCTCATGCAATGAATCGCCTTGCGGTGTTGCACCGCTTGGATGGTTAGAGCATTGCATGGCGTGGACGCTCTGTCCACTGTCTTGGATGGTCGTGTGTGAAATCCGCCAAAGAACCTGTGCGCCCTGGTGCGCCCCATCCATTTACGTGGACACTCTGTCCAGCGCGCAGGGTAAAGAGCCTTGCGTTATCAGGGTGGTTGTCAGCCACACCCCCCTGACCGCGTGGACACCCCCAAGCCCACGAGACACACCGGAGTGGCATCATGACCGTCATGGCAGCGCGAAGTTCCAAGGCAACCGGCGGGCGGACCCAGTTCCGCGACATCGTCGCGCGCCGGAAAGAGGAGATCGGCCTCGGCTACGAGAGGCTGGCCGCGCGCTGTATCGACCCCGAAACGGGCGAGCAGACCGTCAAGGGCAGCTGGCTGCACCGGGTGGTCACAGGCGAGAACGTGGAAGCACCGTCGTACGAGATGCTGCGCGGCCTGGAGGCCGGCCTCGGCGTGCCGGTGGGCGCCTTGCAGGATGCGGCGAGCGCTCAGTTCTTCGGGTCGGAGCCGGTCTTCAGTGAGTCGGCTGAGGCGCGGGCGTTCCTAGCGGACGCGGACCGGCTGACTCCCACTCAGCGTGCAGCCATCCGGGCTCTGATGAGGTCGCTGACCGAGGGTCACTGATCCGGACATCTGGCATATTCACGGTCAAGATCGTTGGCCATGGCGATCACGCCCGGTAGTACTTATTGGCGGGGAGTAGTCGCAGCCTGCGTGAGATGGCACCATTGGCGGTCCGCCTGGGAAGCGTGTGATTGAGGTAGCCTGCACGAACATTACGTTCGAACGTGCTATCGAATAAAAGATGCGGCACGTCCATGGGGGTCCCATGCCGGAACACTGCACCGCCACCACCGCCCGCAAGACGGTCCGAGCGCAGATCGTTTTCAGCAACGAACTGCCCCCCGGATGCCCGCCGTTCGAACTCCCCGACGGGCGCATGATGATGGAGATCGAACTTGAAGACCTCACCCTCATCATCGTGCGCCCCGGCTCCATCGACCGGGCCTTGCTGGATGAGCTGAATCGTTACGCCGACCGGGTCACCACCCTCGGCATCTGGTCGCGGGACCCCACCCGAACGGGTATCTCCGCCGCCCTTCTGGGGCTCGCTAGCCGCTGACCTGCGTCTTTAAGGGTGGGTTTCCCTGGCGTTGGGCCTGCCGAACGCCTGTGAAGCCCACCCTTAGCGTGCCATCATGAGACATGCACCACGACCCAGCCGACCCGCAACTCGCCTGCATCTACTGCCGCATGAGCGAAGACCGCGAAGGCGGCGGCCTCGGCATCGACCGACAGCGCGAAGACTGCGAAGCCCTCGCCGCAGAGCTCGGCCTCACCGTCATCAAGGTCTACACCGACAACGACCTGAGCGCCTACAGCGGCAAACCCCGCCCCGACTACCAGCAGATGCTCGACGACCTCCGCACCGGGCTCTACGGAACCGTCATCGCCTGGCACACCGACCGCCTCCACCGGCGCCCCTCCGAACTGGAGGAGTACATCGACGTGTGCGAGCCCCGCAACGTACAGACCCGCACCGTCAAAGCAGGGGCCCTCGACCTCACCACCGCTACAGGCCGATGGCAGGCCCGCCAACTCGGCGCGATGGCCCGCTACGAAGTCGAGCGGATGATCGAACGGCAGCGGCGGGCACGCGACCAGAAAGTCCAGCGCGGCGAATGGTCCGGCGGCCCGCGCCCCTACGGCTGGGAAGCCGACGGGATCACCCCCGTCCCCGAAGAGATCGCCATCATCCGGGAGGCAGCCGAAGCCGTCCTCGCCGGCGCGTCCATCCGCTCCCTCGCCGCGGACCTCAACGAGCGTGGTCTGCGGACCTCGACCGGCGCTCGCTGGGACGGCGGGAACCTGTCGCGGATGCTGAAGCGGCCGAGGAACGCGGGCATTCTTCAGCATCGCGGGCAGGAGGCGGGGCCGTCGAAGTGGGATGCGGCGCTCGATGAGCCGACCTGGCGGAGCCTGCGTGGTGTCCTCGACGACCCGTCGCGTATTCCGTCCGCATCCAACGTGCGTAAGCACCTGGGAAGCGGGCTGTACCTGTGCGGCGTGTGCGGTGAGACCCTCACCAGTTTCTCGAAGGGTGGCGGGAAGCCGGCGAAGTACAAGTGCCGCAAGAACGAGTGCGTGCTCCGTGATCTGGTGCTCCTCGACAAGTGGGTGCAGTTCCACTTGCTGGAGCGGGCCAAGTCTCCTGACTCGGCCGAGTTGTTTACCAGGCGGGATGACGGCGGCGTCGATGTGAAGGCGGCGCAGGAGGAGCTGCGGGTTGCGCGGGAGCAGCTTGACGAGTTGGCTGCGGCGTTCGGTGCGGGTGAGATCGACATGCAGGAGTGGCGGGTTGCGCGGTCGGGTGCGCGGGCGCGGAAGGACCGGGCTGAGGCCCTGCTGGCGTCGGCCGTGAAGGTGAACCCCATGGCTGGCCTCATTGGCGCCGAGGACGTTCAGGCGAAGTGGGCGGGGATGGATTTGGCGCGGCAGCGTGCGGTGATCGATTGGGCGATGACTGTGCGGGTTTTGCCGGCGCGGATCGGCCGTCAGCCGGACGGCTCGTATTGGGATGCTGATGCGGTGGAGATTGAGTGGAAGTGACAGGGCCCCCGACCCGTGTGGGTTGGGGGCCCTGCGGTCGGCCGCCGCGCGCCTGGGAGTTTGCGGGGCCGACCGGTCTGTGTGCCCACCGGAAACCGCTTTACCCGGAGGTGGGCCTGTACTCCTGGGATCACTGGATCGTGTGTTTTCCGTGCGCGGGTCTTGCGATCATGGGTTCGTCTTGATCCAGGAATGTACGGTGCACGATACAGACATCCGTGGTTGATCACGTAAGCGTGGGCGGGTGCACTCCGCCCCACCGCCCGATGACTGGGTCTTCGACCGCCGCCGGGCCGT